GACGTTAATTCCGGCCACGTCATAGTGGGCTCGCCTTCAGTGCGTTGCAGGTTCATAAACCCACCACGCTGCGTGCGTCCGCGAATTGCAGCTAAAGCATTTGCTAATTCAGGGACGTCTTTAGCGGCAAACCCCGCGTCGCCAATAATGTTGTCCGCCGCCGCGCGAACGCTGCCTGCGGGAATAGGTGCCAAATCGGCGCCTAACGCATCAACCTCATCATAAGCGTTGCGGGTAATTGCGCGCGCACGAGCTTCAACCGACGTAGCGGCGCCGCGTGTTTGCCGCCCTATTTGTTCTAGGTCTTGCGGCGGAAAATTTTGGTCCGCTACGTTTTGCCGTGCAAAACCCTCCGCCGTTTGTTCTGCGGATTGAAGACTAGCTTGCCGTTGCGCCAATTCGCGCGCGCCGGTGGCCTCCACAAATTCACGCGCACCGGCCAGCGGGCCAGCAAGCTGTTGGCGTTGCCCAAGAGCAACGTCGGCTGTGTTTCGCACAACTTCTTCATCTCTCAAACGCTGCGCGACAAAGTTAGCCAGCACCGGGTCTTGCTGAAGCACGGCAATAGTTTGGCCAGTTTCGCCGGCTTGGGCGAAACGTGCCGCCTGTTCCATGCGGGCGATGTTTTCGGGAGTGACACCTTGCTCAAGAAGTTGATTTGGCGTCGCGCCCCCAAACGTCCTCAGGTATAGCTCGTTGGTGACGCGGTCGGTCAACTCGCGCCGCCCGGCTTCGGTGCCGGAATAGATTGACCGACCAAGTTTGCCAATTTCACTGCCCAGAAAACCACCAAAGCTAGTCAATCCTTTAGCAAAGCCGATAGGTACTACACCGCCCAGCAGCCCAGCCCCCATCTGCACGCCAGGCCCCGCACCCCGCTGACGCGCTAGCTCTGACGATGCGCCAGCGGTAGCGCCCGCCACGCCTTGCGTAATCGGTTGTTCGGCAAATGTTCGCGCAAGGAATTGAGGCATTGTCAGTTGTTCAGCACTCAAGCCCAACGCACCACGCGCCAACATATTCGCGGCGCCCGCGCCGGTAAGCGCGCCAGCCCCACCTCGGATGGCGGCGGTCGTCATGGTTTCAGGCGCTTGGGGTACGCCCGCCATGTTCAGCAAATTGTTTATGCCTTGTGACGTGGACGGCAGATTGGCGCCAGCCAGATTGGCAGTACCAGCCACGATGTCATACGGCAGCCCCGGCAACGCCACCGCGCCTTCCAGCACCGCACGGGAGCCGGTCACAAGTTCTTTGGGCGCGCCCAGCCATTTCTGACCGAATAGCGGCTTGTCATACCATGCGGGCTGAGACGCGCCGGTCAGATGCGTCAGAATGTCGGTGTCCGCGTATCCTGCTTTGCGAGCGCCTTTGATGTCAAAGTTGGCCTGTTCCGCGAGATGGTCTGCAATCTCGGTATCGGTGTACCCCGCTTCTCGGGCTCCAGCTACGTCAAAAGCCATTATCTGAACTCCTACCGATTGAACTGCGACAACGGCGGTTTACCAGACCCACCGGCAGGCACGGCGCGGGGTGACGGCGCGGCGGTAGGTGAATACATGCGGTCAATTGCTTGGTTTAGGCTTGCTTCTAGTTCCGGCGACCACGCCGCCGACGAACGAATTTTGGCGCCTTTGAGCAAAGAAAGAACACGCTGTTTTTGCGCGGCCAAGGCTTCCGGTCTGTCAAAATACTTAGGGATTAGAGACTCAACTTGCTGCAACCGTTGTTCTTTGTTGTACGCCGCGCCGGTCGCCAGATACAACACAGAATCCAAAATCTGCTGATTTGACTGGTCAATAACTTGCCTTTGCGGCGATTGCGTAGCGCCTTTCAAACCGCTCAGACCGTAAGTGTTGGCGACTGTGGCTTCCATGATGCCGGGCTGCATAGCGTCGGGTTCTTTTGCTAGTGCATCTGCAATCAAGTTTGCATTGTCCACAATGTTCTGCGCGTGATAGGCGGCAGTTTCCTCAGACACGTTAGTGCCAATAACGCCGCTACGTTGCGTAGGCTTAGATTGCTGCGACAACATGTCAAAAGTTTCGCTACGCTGTCGTGCTTCCGCAACAGCAGCGTTGCGTTCAGATACGGCAAGCTCACCCCCTCGCAGGGCTACGTTCTGACGGTTGATGTCCATTTCCGCAAGTTTGTCAGGCGTCAGCCCGTATAGCGCGTTAAGTACCTTTTCCGCACCGCCCGGTCTGGACATTGCAAGTTCAACAGATTTCATCACAGCTTCCGGCGGCATACCGTCGAACAGGTCAAACAATGGATTCGATGCTAAAGCGCCGTATGCTTGTTTAATGCCTTCTGTGTTATCGGGCGTAAGTGTGGGCAGCACCACGTTCCGAAAAGCATTAAGCGTTTCTTCCCGCTTAACTTTAGCGGCATCGACGCGCGACTTTTCCATTGACGCCATATTTTGCAAGTCTGCGGCCCCGCCAGCCCCAAACAACGCGCGTCCGGTTTCCGGGTTTGCAGGGTCATACGCGCGCCGCGCTGCCGCCAACGTCGCCGCCTCGTTAGCTTCGCGCTGGAACTTCTGCGCCTGCAATCGATTGGCTTGCATCTCGTTCTGCAAGCCTTGCATTTTCATAATGACGCCAAGCTGGTTCATGCTGGCGTTAGGGTCTGGCTGCGGCGCCGAGATGGGCGTCAGGCCCCGGACAAGCGTTGGGTCTAATGGCATGTCAGCCCACTCCCGCGTAATTAAGCATACCTGAGCTACGACCGTCGCCAGTATTCCTAATCAGCGCGTTGATGTAGTCGCGCTGCAACTGCTGGTCCGGCGTGGTGCCGCGCGACAAGGCGCTGTTGATGGCCCTATTCCATCCCTCCTGCGCCCCTAAGTATCCAGACGCCCGCGCATCCGCCGCGCTGGTGACCGCGCCCGCCTGCGCTTGGCCCGCGTTGCCCATATAGTTGGCGACGTTGGTTCCCATATTCTGGCCCGCCTGCGACAGCGTATTGGTCGCCGTCTGACCCGCACCAGCTATGCTTTGAAGCGGGTTTAACAGGTTCGTTCGGTTGGTCTGGAATCTGTTAAAAGCGTTCAAGTACTCTTGCGACGCCAAGTCTTGCCCGTAGCCTTGGGCGGCTTTGAGCGCGCCGCCAGAGATAAGACCGCCTCGCGCCGCCGCCTGCCGGTCTAGCGCCTTCAGTCCTTCCGTCATGCGGAACGCATAGCCGGGGTCGGCTTGGAAGTCGGCCATCGTGAAGTTTTTCGACATCGAGCCATATCCCGGCGCGTTGCGGTTACCGCTTATACCCAGCAAGTCTTGCATCCGGTTCAGCGCATTAACGCCACCCTGACGGAACGGTTCGTTCAGCGCGGTCTGCTGGGCGAAAATGTCGCGGGCCAACTGCATCTGCTGTTGCGAAGTCTGCGAGCCGATGTTCGCCGCCTGCTGCGCGGCGTTGGCCTGCATCTTTGCGGCGTTCTCGACGGCATTGGCGTTGCGCATACCGGAAACAACATCAATCCCCGCGCGAACCAAATCGCCCTTGGATACGCCCCAGTCCTGCATTACGTCAGAAAACCAACTCATGTTGCTGCCTCCGGGGCCTGCGCCCGCTGTGCTAGTCACCCCAGCGCGTCCGGGGATGTTCATAGACCCTATGGCGCCTGCCGCGCGCGCCGCGTTCGACATGCCGGCGGCGGTGCCCCCCGGCAACCGCCCCGCCACCGCCGCGTTCTCAAACGCGCGGGGAAACAGCGACGCGGTGTTGATGTTGCTCAGCGTAGACTCAGCCGCACCGCCGGGAAAATAACTGGCAAATTCTGCGCTGCTCAGCTCAGGGCCGTACTTCAGATAGTTTAGCGCGTTGCCGGGTGCGTTTGCGATGGACGACCCGATGTTTCGCGCATAGTTAGCCCAACCGCCAGCAGCGCTGACGCCAGCTTTTAGGCTGGCGCCGCTCATGCCGCCAAGATAGCCGCCGCCGGCACTTAGCGCGATGTCCAAGAAATCGCCGCCTTCACCCGCCGTGCGACCGCCAGCGTAGGCCGCCGACAGCGCCGGGTTAACAAACCCAAGGCCAACGGTGATGATGGGGTCTAGAATCGACATCACGTCGAAGTCACGCGGCGCTAGGGCGTTCTGCGCCTGATAGTTCCGCGCCGTCATGTCGAACAGAGCATGTACCGGCGCGTTGGGGTTCTGCGCCATCAGCGTCTTTAGCCCCGGCTGTCGTGCGTCGTCACGCCCGTACTGGGCTTCGCTAAACGCGCGGTTGTAGCCCGCTTGGCCTTTGCGGTTGTTCGGGTTTTCGCGATACCGCTTCAGCCAGGCGAGTGTGTCTTGCTCTACGGTCGGTGACTCGGGGTCGATTCCGCGAGCGTACAGCCCAGCACCCGGCGAATTGGCAAACCGCTTGACGTCTTCATCGTGCCTGAACCCGCCTGACATGCCGAAGCGGACCTTCACGCCGTTAAAGACGCGGACGTCCCCCTTCTTTGGCCTGCGGTATGCCATACGCTATGGGCCTGCGTTAATTTCCAGCACGGCGACGCGGGTGGTTAGTTCTTTAACCGCCGCCAGCAGCAGGGGGATAACCTCGGCGTACCGAAGGCTCAGCACGCCATCGGATTCACTCACGGCTTCGGGAAGTACGGCTTGAATATCCTGCGCGATAAGAAAGCTTCTTCGGGTGTCTTCTGGGTCGGTCTTATACTTTCCGATTACGGTACGAATATCCGCCAGCTTCATCAGCGCATTAGAAATTGGCTCGATGATGTCTTTTTCTCGTTCGTCGGAAATGGCGGCCCATGCCGTGGCGCCTGCTGCCAACTCAACGCCGTTGGTGTTTGCAATTACTTGTATTGAGCGCGCCCCGCTGTTGTGCTTTATCTTGTACGCCGTCGCGTCCAAAAAGTGCGCGGCAACATACCCGCTACCACCTATACTAAACTGCGCGGTGGCTTCAGTGCGGTTTACGGCGTCTACGATGTGGACTCTACCGTTTGGGCTGGTGGTCCCGATACCCAACCCATAGCCAATAGATGAACTGCCGTCCAATACCATTCCGGTCGTCAGGGTGCCATTTGCCATGACGTAAAACACCATCTGCCCGTCTTCGGCACCGCTGGTTACGACAGGCGCGACAGAAGCAATTCGGCCATATTCCGTAATCGCAAGAGCGCTGTTGTTGCCAAACATCCGCAAATTAACCATGTCGTCGTTTGATGCGGGGGACGCGCTGTTTTTGTAGTAGTACACGCTCATGCCCGTGGCCGAAGCATCGGTGGACACAAAATACGTTGGAACTAATTCGGGCGTTGAGATATACGCGCCGTTGTCGCCCGCCGCTGCTAAAAGGTTAAGTCGGTAGCTAGCAGACGCGGCGACGCCCATGCCGACGTTGCCGTTAAATTGCGTGTCGCCGTTGACTATTGGCGCAACCAGCGTAGTAAATGCGCCGGTGTTAGGCGTGACGTTGCCAATCGGTGGCGGCGCAGATAGATAGACGGCATTGGTTATCTGGAACCTGGTGCCGTCGTACACCACCGTAATTACTTGGCCGGCTAAGATGTCGCCAGCTGCCAACGCCAGCGTACCTTCTTTGGTGACCGTTTTTGCGCCTAATCCGTTCAAGTTCAACGTCACGCTGGTCGTTGCGTTGGTTCCGGCGGCGACAAAATTAAACGTCTGCCCCGCCGCGTAAGCGGTAAAATTCGGCGACGTCACAAGGGCCGTGATGGTGTCGGACCCACTGACGCTAGCCAAAAACTGCGATGTCCCAAACAACTCGCCGCTACCGACATTATCCACGGTCCAGATTTCGACATCGGCTGGCGTGGTCAATTTGAGCTTGTACGCGGCTGACGACAACCAGACGTTGGCCTCGCCTCGCGAATCCAAAATGATGGGGTTGGTGTTGGCCGTAGCGCCTGACTGCGACGTGTAGGTTGCCAGCGGCGTGGTGGTGCCGGCAGCATAGGTGTAGAGCTTGCCCCCCACCAATGGCACGCCAGCGGTGGAAAAGAACTGCATTTTCGGTAGCGGACTAAGTACGGCCACGGCAAACTCCTATGCGTTCGTCGCTTTGATGATGGCGAAATTTACCACGCAAGCCTCAGAACGCGAAGTGCCGCTGTAGTTGGTTACGCGAAATCGGCAACTGCCGGCGGCGACTGCTTGGCACTGCACGAGGTAGGTAGATGCAGTCCCGCCAGGCCCCATGTTGCAGATGACGGTATCAAACGCCGCGATGAAGCTGTTGGTCAGGACAAACTCAACTGACGCGCCCGCTGCCAGCGCGGCTGCGTTCATGGTAATTGCGCCGCAGCCTTTGTTCAGCGTGACGCCGGTTGATTTTGAGGTTAGCTGAGTGCTCGCGCCGCCGGGAGAATTCGTGAAGGCATCTTTGCCGTAACCTAGAACGCCTTGCGAGCAGAACACGCCTTGGGCATTTGATGTGGCCACGCTGCCAGATCCGTTGCCAACGAACAGCGTGCCCGAGAAAGCAGAGTTCCCGCTGTTGACCACCACCGCAAGTTCTTCGTCAATGGTGACATTTGTGCCTTCCTGCAACGCCCCGCCGATGTACATTGTGATGCCGTATGTATAGACGACCCCGGTGTTGTCGGCGCTAATCGTTGCAGGCGCAAATACGTTGCTAACCGCGTAGGTGTTTGTTGTTGACGGCGGCGAGATGTTGTCCAGAAACGACCGGCCCTCTTGGTAGAAGTTGGTCGGATTGATTAAGCCTGGAGGCCCGCCAACTAACGAAACCGCCGGGAAGTTCAGCCGCTGCTGATTGTCGATATTCATCGCCAAGACAGATGCCGGAATGTCGGTGTTTAGCGTGTAGAAATTCATCTGGCCGGACCCACCGCCTAGAGGAGAGGAGGTGATGTCGTCGTCGAAAAATGAATAATTAGCAATCGTTCCCGTATCTAAAACAATATCCGTACCCTGAGCGCCTGCGCTCAGAGTGACAATGCTGGAAAAATCAGACGTTCCGCCAACCAACAACATTCCATCGACGGTTAAGTCGCTGGTGAAGTATGCCGACGTTCCGTTGATAGCATCTGTGAACGTACCGGAATCGGCGCTAAAAGACCCAGTAAACGATGCGTCAACACCAGACAGCGTTGAACCAAGCGTTAGCGGTCCTGATATGGTAGTGCTACCAAATAGTACCGGCGAATCAGCGCGCACAAACACGCCGCTGCCAGTCCCCGTGTACTCGGCTTGCGTCAGGTGGTAATACTGACCCGTAGCGCCACCTTGAAGCCCCAACAGCTCGTCATGATTAATCGCGGTGGTGCTTAGTATGGTGTATTGATTCAAAAAAAATCGGTACCACTCCCGCGACATCAACCCGGTTCGCGGGTCGATAAACGGAACGCGGGGCGCAGGGATGGTAGTGGTATTTGGCGGGCTAGCCATTAGTGCTGGTCACCGATAGCTCGGCGCCAATGATGGCTACCTTTACCGGGTCGGACCCCGACACCTCATACACGCGGTCGCGCAGTTTGTCGGTCATACCCAACCGTCGCCAAAACGTCCGAGTGCCTGACGCGCCAATGGAGCCCATTGACGCCCAGTGTTCGTTCGACCATGTGTGTCCGCCATCGTCAGACCAACGGAGCATGGCTTGAGGGTCACTGCCTTGCCCAGTGTTAAGGCCAACGCCGGTTTCGCAATCTAATTGCAATGCGTGCTGCGCGGTTCTGTTCAAGTTGTTTTGCCCTGACGGCAGCGCTCGCCATGACCGCAACCAGCGCTGGGCCGCGCCATTGTCCGCATAAACGTCAAGGTCAAACGCATACAGGTTGCCGGAAGCGCAATCGCCAACGACGATTTCGTTGTTAAAGCTCATTTGGCAGTTGCTGGCGTGACGCGAAAATTGGCCGTTGTAAAACGCCGCTCGTTCGTGCCATGCACCAGTGGCTACGTCGTACACCCAAGTCGCGTTGCCCGTCGGGAACGTCAACACATAGAAGGCATGACCTTCTTGCTGGTAGGTGTAAGCAAACGCATCTGAGATGTTGGCGTAGCTTTGGATGGCAAACTCGATAGCGTGCGTGCTGACCCGCTGGCCGGTGTAGCCGTTGGCTCGGTAGACGATGCCATTGCCGCGCGCGTCGGACCCTAGCCAGAACAGCCCATTGTCAAGCTTGGCGATGGAGTACGGCGCCGCGCAACCAATTTCGTTGAACGCGCCTTGGATGCGCTCTAGCGGAAAGTTAACGTTCCCCGCGTCGTACCAAACCTCAACCGAATTGGTGCCAAATAGCCATACCTCGCGGTGGTCCACAATAAGCCCGACTAGATTGTCCGGCGAGCCTTCGGCGCTGGCAAACTCTAACGGGTCAACCGACGTACCATCTAGCAGTTGCGTGACCCAGATGGTTTGGGAGTTTGGCTGGTTGAATACGAAATAGCCGTCGATGTAACCAACGGTTACCGCGCCAGCAAAATCGGGGTCGGTAATTTGCGCGAACACGCCCGTAGTGGCGTTGTAAATGTAGCTGAGTGGGTTGCACGCAACGAACAGCTGCGTGCCGTTGTCGGACATGCTGACTGGGCCAGACCCGCTTACGGTGCCTAACACCGTGACGTTCCACGCCGCATCTACGCGGTACAGCGTGTTGCTGGACACCACATAGCCATACCCACCGTACTGCCACATACCTCGGACGGGGCCAGACCCAACGGTCGCCAACAAGCGCAGCCCCGGCGCGCGGTTGAGGAACCCAACGTCTTTGCCGTTTTCCGGTGTTGCCTCTGGGAACAGATTGACCATGCGGTTGTCGGCAGCGTTGACGCTGCGAGCCACATACGCCTGCCCCAGAATCGGCGTCTTCATCAATAGTTACCGGCAAACACGTTGAACCGCTGGCGGGTACCAACGATGCTGTACGGCAACGACATGATGTCGCCAGGGCTATTGATACGCTTGAGGTTGCGCTTGCTGGTCATAGCGATGCGCGACACAGTGGGCGACGGCTCGACGCCAAACTCTGGCGCCAGTTCGCACGCCAGATTGTATTTGAACGCCCGCAAGTAGCCTGGCGGGAACGCCAGTACAGTGGACAGCGTTGATGCGCGCGTTAGTTCTTCCACCGAAATGAAATGCCATTCCAATGCCCGTGTCGGCACGGGATAGACGTACATCTCGATGTCGGGGTACGTCATGTTAATCCAGATGATTTGCGGGTAGGTGCTGGTGACCGTCTTGACCGCAATACCGTCGTACTGCTGTTGATTGATGATTTTAATACCGAACGAGATGCCCGTAGTGGCGTCGCGCATGTACGTTGAGTCATCAAGCTGGATGGGCCGGTTGCCTTCAAAATCACCAGACGGCCCCAGCGTGCGGCTGATGGTATTAGGCGGCCAAGTGAACACTTGGTCTTCGTTGAGAAGACGCTAAGCCGCTCAGTGTTCCACGAATCAATCATCTGATTGAGCGCGGCGAGCGAATCTTGAGAAGTGGCCGGGGACGGCGTTTCGCCTTCCGCAAGCTGGCCGATTAACCGTAGCGCGGCGTTGATTTGCTCGCCTGCCGTGGTTTCGCTGGTAAACGGGACCGCTGGGACAATGATGGTCATATTGGTTTACCCTTTGAAAATGCCTACTAGGATAACAGCCGTTACGGGCACGGTTACACTTTGTAATTCGCGGAAATGGCCACATAGGACGTGGCGTTAAAATCTGTATCGGCCAGCTGCGTCGGGCTGCCCCCTGACATCCTGTCGATTCGGATGGTGGTGCTGTTGCTGAATGCAGCCACGAGGCTTGTGTCACCAATAGTCGCAGCCATGTTCCCCGGACGAATTGCAAACGCTTGGCTTACTGCTGTGTCTGACGCAAATGGCATCCCGGTGATTGTGGCCACGCCGGTCGAACTACCTTTTGCAGACAGCTGAAAATATGCTTCGGTGAACACGCGGTTTCCGATTCGGGTATACCGCCCGGATCTCGTTGAATAAGTCATGCCCGTCGAACCGCCGCCAAATGCAAGCGCTGGCGTCCAAGTGCCTTCTTCATACCAATCCAACGCATTCGCGTCTGTGTTGTTTTGGTTAGCAACGCGCAGCCCAAAAATACCGAGGTCAGTTCCGTTGCTGTTGTTGTTGCCATAGACGAGGCGCGAGATGGTGGCGCCGGTCGTGTAGAGCGGCGTGAATGCGTAAGTTCCCACGCCCACAAACGAATTGTTGGCGATGACGATGTTGTATTGAGTTCCGACAAACGCAATCACGCGGGTGGTGTCGTACAAATTATTGAACGAGCAGCCAGAGATGGTCGTGCTGTTTGAGCCGTCGCACTTGATAGCTGAATAGGTGGTCGCCGCGAAGTTGTACCCGACCTTGTAGAACGAACACCCAGAAAACACATAGGCGCCCGTGGTCACGCCAATGTAAACCGCTGTTTGCTCAGTGTTGTGGAACTCGCAGTTCTCAACCGTGATGGCCGCCACGCTGGGCTGGTCAATGTAGAGTGCGTTGGTCAGCTGGCCGAACGTGCAGCCAGTCAATTTCATATCGAAAATGGCCGGCGTAGACCCGGATGGCGACACTCCGTTGTCTTTAACCCAAATGCCGATTGGAGTTTGCGTGCCGTCCACCTTCACGCCGTCGATGTAAACCTGTTCAAAATTGATTGAATACAGCGGAGCTGTTGCGTCTTGCAGTTCGATCAGCGCCCCGTTGTTCTTCATCCATCCGATATATCCGTTCGCAATCCTCAGGTCGTCGTTACTGCGAACCCTAAACCCGTGGTCGGTGATTCTGTTTGACGTGATGAGAAATTGATCAAACGAATTGATCCAGCCCGCGTCGGAACTGCTGACCAGCGGATACAACCCAGTAATGCTCACCATCGTGCTGTTGGTCGCGCCAGTGAACGCATTCCCGGTGTAAAGGCGCACATTTCTAAACGTGCTGCTCTGAGCGTCCACCATGTCAATGCAGATGAAAAACTCACTTACACCAATGTTTTCAGCGGAGAAGTTCGCGGTGTCGCGCAACTTCAAACCAGAACCAGTTGCCACATGCACCGTTCGGGCAATCGACAGGTTTTTCATGCCGCAGCCTTGCAAGGCACCAGTTGGCGCGGCGGTGTTGTTGAAATAGACCGCGTCGGTTGCGGTGTTACAGACAATCACTGCGCCGCCGCTGCCGGCGGTAACATATTCAAGACCGTTTAACTCACCTTCAAGAACCGTCGCGGGGGATGTGATAGTAATGGTGCTGGTGATTAGATATTTTCCCGCAGGAAAGAAAATTGTCCGTCCCGGATTTGAGGTGATGGCAGTTTGAATCGCCGTCGTATCATTCGTCACCCCGTCCCCAACCGCGCCAAAGTCTTTAACGCTTACGCTTTCGCGCAGCTTGGTCTGGACGGTTGTTGCTACCGCGCCGGCGCCCGCCGGAAGATAGCCAACACTGTTGCTACCGGAAGGGGCTAGGAGGTCGTCAAGTTCAATGGCGTTAATGGTTACCGTTTCAAACCCTGTCTTTGCCACCACAAGGTCGTACAGCCCGTTGGCCGCGTAAAACGACACCTGGCCGGTTGAAGTCGAAAGAAACGGGTTTGCCAATGGCGTGACGCCATTGTCGGAATACAACGTCGCTAACGTCGTTGTGCCAGACACATATACCGTGCAAGTGGCTAGGCTAAGAACCCGAAGCGTCGAGTTAGAGCCCGTGGTCGAGGCGATGAAATTGACATATCTCTGCACGGCAAAAACTCCTATGCGGCTGGTCGGCGGCGGCGCTTAGCCTCTAATTCGTTGACCGGAGCGTCCGGCTCACCGGGAGTATATCGCACCCAACCATTGCATTCATCCGCCTCCGCTTCCGCTTCCGCGATAGCGACTTTGGTGCCGTGTTTTGGGTGTCTGAGGTATATGTGCATAAAGAAAACGGGGTGGTTGCCCACCCCGTCCCTATCCGCTTTTTAGGCGATTCGGTACAGCGTCCAAGCGCCGTCGCCGGTCTTGCGTGCGCGGAACGCGGCAGACGTAAGAGTCGCAGCGGTTGCCGTGCCCACAATCGTCCAACCCGTGCCAACCGCTATAGTGGCGGTAGAGCCCGCCGCATTAACCAGGTTCAGGTCAAACCCGCTGTCCACTTTTACGTTAGGCAGCGCAGCTTCAAGCAAAGCCACCGTAGGCAGCGTCTGCGTGCCCGGCGTGCCGCTAGGGACAACAATCAAGCCGGTAAGCACCTGAGCCGCCGTCAGCGTTCCTGCCGCAGTAACCGAAGCCGGCGCGCCCTGAAGGACCAAACGCACCTCATTGACGTTACCGTCAGTGTTCTGATACCCGTTTCCAGTAGAAGGAAATGCCATGATATTTTCTCCTTAACCCCAGATGCGGCAGGCCATCGGCGGGCGGATGGTCGCAAAACCATACAACACGTCGATACGGCAAGGCATACGGTCGTTGTTGATGTCGTACTGACGGACGATACGCAGGCTGATGCCGTTGTGAACCTGGCGGCTAGCCATGTCCACGCCTTGCGGCAGCAGAAGGTCGGCGGTCGCCAGCGTGATGGCGTCCTTGTGGTACACAAGGTTCTGCGGGTACTGGGTGGACGCCGTACCAATAAAGGTAACCGCCGCGTTGTCGGCAGGGAACGAATCCACCGTCGCCAGTGCGTTCGCGCTGGTGTAGATGGCCGGCGAAATCGCCACGTTCGTCCAAGCGCCCGAAGCCGCAGTAGCCAGCGAGGTCACAGTAAACTGCTGAAGCGAGCCAGTAGACTGACGGGTCTGCGGGTTGACCGCGTACACGTTAGCAATCGTGAACACATCACCAACAGCAATCGTGGCCGAACCCGTGCCGCCATCAATACTGATGGTGGTAGCACCTTGGGTGGTGACCGCGCCGTTCACCAGAATGGTGTCGGTCGTAGACCGCGAACCAGTGGTGTGCTGGACAATCGACTGCGACATGTTGATTTCGTCCAAACCCAAAATGCCCTCACCCATCATGCCGTTTTTGAACTGGCGGCTGATGGTGCCGGTGGGGTTGAACAAGCCCTTCATGCCTTCGACCAGCCCAGCGTTAGCCGCCGGGTTGACGGTGGCGTAGCGCGGCGACATACCAGCAGCGGATTCGTTCAGTTTCTGCTGCGCCTGCAACAGAACGAGCGAGGTAGCCGGGGTGGTGCCGGGGGTGCCAACCGACTGGAAGATGCTCTTGTAAGCGTTGGCGACATCGGCATCGATGCTGGAAGCCAACTGGCTGACGCGAGGTTTCAGCACGCGGTCGGCAAAATCATCTAGCTGCATGGTGAGTTCAGCAGAAGTGAAATTGACGCCGATGTGCTTCTGCGAAGCAACCGCGAGGGTGGTGTACTGTTCGTTGTCGTCCTGCACCTGAAGGGCGGCGCCATCGGTGACGAGCGCGCGGTCAGGCAGACGGATGCGGAGGGTCGAGCCAATTTTGGCGCCCTCAACGGCAAAGGAATCGTCGTACTGACGGTTCACGTT